AGTTCTTAGCTTTCTTAGATATTCCATGGCTCTCTTCTTAGATTTGGAATATGTCTTAAGTATTTTATGTTCTCCATTATATTCCATGGAGATTACATATTGTGTTTGGTCGGGGTTATACCATCTTCTGGTAGAAATGCTAATATTAATTGGCTTGGGTGTGTGCATAATTTTTATCTTTCTGGAGGTTGGTCCTGTATATAATAGTAGGGAGGGAGGTAATTATTATGGCTATTTGGACTTCAGTTCAGTATATGCTTCGCCCTGTTGCTCGTTGTAGTCGGGGATGCAGTAGATGGCCCTAGTTAGAATTTAAACTAACTAGGGCCGTTTTTATCAGAAATCCTTATCCTTCAACGCTAATTTCCAAACTATTGCGTGTAGCAGATAAGTTGATCCTACCGCTATGAACGCATTGTACATATAATAGTTAGTTGGGGTTGGGTACCCTGCAAAGGTTGCCAATAAGCCAATCCAAAAAGAAAGGCACATTGGGCATTTAATTAATTTATACCCCCACTCAAAATTTTCTTTTATCCAAGATCGAGCGGGTTCAAATATTTGAGATATTGCTATTGTGGCTGCGAGGCCATAGCAGCACAGGATGTACATTAACAAGTTTATCATATTCTCTCCGGTAGTTGGTACATTTTTATAAACGCTTCTCGATTTTTATGCCAAGAATCTCTTCCTGCCAAATCCCCCATGGATTCGTGCCTAATAAAGAAAGGAAGAGTATTATTATTAAGTCCTAGTTTGTGAGCTTGCATTGTATAGTACAAATCGTAGAAGTCCCACATACCCTCGAATGTAGAGGGTCTTTCCATTTTTATAGACTTAAGTGTTTGATATTTAGTAGCTAGGAACAATCCGTCTAGTACCACTACTTGTCTGTAGTCACCATAATAGGTTGTATGTTGATTAAATTTTGTGCCATGCATTACAAACCCACTATGATGTCCTGCTTGCCAAACTTGATGATCCCACCAAGTAGCGTTATTACCCAAGAAAGTAGTTCCTGCGGGTCCGGCAAATCCTAGATTAGGATTATTAGCTATGAAATTAAGCTGTTCTCGGAAGTGCTCTGGTTTATTCAAGATTTCAATATCGTCATGACATAAAATAATTACATCGTTAGGTTGTACACCTTTTTGCTCTATTAAATTTAATCCTTCTGTATAAGCACCGAAAATAGACTTTTTATTTGGTAATAATATAACATCTACTCCTGTCTTAGCTAAATAAGATAGTAGATCTTTTGTTATATCTTTAAATTCAGTACTCTTAGTAGGTATTAGAGCAAAATATTTTATTTTATTCATAATACCTATTATAGTAATGGAGAGTTAAAATTAATTATGCTGCCTGAAGTTAAAAAGAAATCTTGGAAAGAGATGAGCAAAGAAGAGCTTAAGGAAGAATTCCTTAAGTGTAAGAATGATGTTAAGTATTTTATTCGTAACTATATTAAAGTTGAACACCAGCTACTAGGCTTAGTTAATTTTGATTTGTTTCCATTTCAAGAACGGATCATTGACGAGTTAGAATCCAACCGATTTAATTTCCTTCGCAAGTTTAGACAGGCAGGGTGTACTACTATAGGTTGTGCATACATCATGCACACGGCAGTATTCCAAAAGAACAAGACAATCACTATTTTATCAATTGGCGATACAGAGTCGATTGAAATCTTGTCTAGAATTAAAATTATGTATGACGAGCTTCCACCTTGGATGCAACCTAAGATTATCCGTGGTGGAGATAACAAACACACATTAGAATTATCTAATGGATGCAAGATTAAGGCTAGACCAGCCAAAAAGACTTCGGGCCGTTCACTTGCATCTTATTTCTTGATGATCGACGAGGCAGCATTCATTGAACACATTGATGACATTTGGGCAGCGGTTTATCCAATTATTTCTACAGGTGGTAGGGTATTTGTTTTATCTACCGTTAATGGTATGGGTAATTGGTATTTTAATAATTATCAAGAAGCTAAAGCTGGACGGAACGAATTCAACTTAATAGAGATAGATTGGTGGGAACATCCACAGTATAAGTACAATGAAAAGTATGAGTGGTTATACGAGTACATCCGGGAAAAGGACAAGAAGTACGATGTTCGGCGGTTTGAGGAAATCACCAAGAAAAATATTGGCCTCAAGCGTTGGAGGCAGGAGTACGAGAAGGAATTCCTAGGTACTGGGTCCACCTATATTGATGGCGAATCTTTGCAGTTTTTACATGAGAATATTGATCATAAATATGATACAAAATATCAAGGTAGAATGCGTATTTGGAAACACCCAGTACCTTATCATGAATATGTGATGGGGATTGATACAGCGTTAGGTAGAGAATTAGATTATTCTTCTTTTGTTATTTTAAATGCATATAACGGAGAACAGGTTGCTGAATTTTATTCAAATAAAACTCCGATAGATGAGTTTGCAGAAATAATTGCTTCCGAAGGTTTGTATTATAATATATGCAAAATAATTCCCGAGCGAAACGGTATTGGAGCGAATTTAGTTAGTGAGCTATTCGAAAGACAAGAATATGAAAATTTATGGCTAGATGATCGAAATGAATTCGGAATTAATATTACGGCAACAAACAATCAAATAATGTTAGCTGAGATGGAAGAAGCTGTTAGAAATCGAAAGGTAACAATTAATTCTGAGCGATTAGTAAAAGAACTTTTGTCTTTTGAAATAAACCAAAATGGAAAAGTTGAAGCCGCTAAAGGGCATCATGATGATTTAATTAGTTCTTTAAAACTAGCTATCAAAGGATTAAATTATATTTTGCAAAAATCACCGAATATAATTTCAAAATTAAAGGCAAATGCACCGGAGCCGTTGTCCATCTCAAGTAGAGAAACCTTGGCTAAAAAGCATTTTAAAAATTTATCAACAGAGGATGTTAAATGGATTCTAGGCAAAAGCAATTAAATGAAATGGGTGACACAGCGTTCGGAAATCCGAACTCTACCGCAGCAGCAACACCTTGGTTTAACCCACTTGGCGTATTTGGTAAGTGGTGGTCGAGATTCTTTGCTACAAAAGCTCAACCTTATGTTTCTCAACAATCTACCGACTCGCCAACTCCCATACACCCATTAGGGGGAGATACTATTGTAAACCCGGATGTGGTATATCAAAAACCGGGTGGCTCGCCTGCTGTGATAAGAACTCCATTCATCCCAGAATTGGAGATGAATCGCAAGAATAGATATTCTCAATTTGAGTCCATGGATGAATATCCAGAAGTAGGGGCTGCTTTTGATGTGTACGCTGATGATAGTACACAAAAAAATAATCAAGGACAGCGTTGGAAAGTTGAAGGTAACAGTCAACTTACCATAAAAAAAATAGAGCAATTGTTCGACACGATTAAGTTAGATCGGCATTATTGGGATATAACTAGAAATGCTGTTAAGTATGGTGACTGCTTTGTTGAGTTGGTTATGGATATAAATAACCCAAAAGCAGGTATCCAAAGAATAAAGATTTTAAATCCAAATTATATTATTCGTGTGGAAAACGAGTACGGCTATTTAACTGACTTTTTGCAAGAGATTCCACAAAAAAATACAGGATCTTGGAACTCTTTCGGATATCAATCCACTACAATGGAGAAAAGTAGTTACATTGGGTTAGATAAAAATCAAATAGTACATTTCCGTCTTCATACATCTGATCCTAAGTATTACCCATACGGTAAGTCTATTGCTGCATTTGCCATTAGAATTTTTAGATCTTTGAAGTTGATGGAAGATGCCATGTTAATTTATCGCCTCTCTCGCGCACCCGAGAGAAGGATTTTTTATGTAAATGTCGGAAGTTTGCCTACAGCCAAGGCTGAAGCCTTTATTGAAAAATTAAAACAAAAATTCAAGAAAGAAAAGTTTTTTGATTCTGTCACAGGTAATATTAATGAGAAGTTAAATCCAATGTCCATGGATGAAGATTTCTTTGTCCCACACAGGGGCGATCAAGATACAAAAATTGAAACTCTTCCCGGAGCACAAAACTTAGGGGAGGTTGATGATGTTAAGTACTTTAGAGATAAGCTTTTAGCTTGTTTAAAAATCCCAAAAGACTATATTGTTGAATTTGATAAGTCCCCTGAAAGAAAGGCCAATTTATCCCAGTTGGATGTTAAATTTGCTAGAGTTATACTTCGTGTTCAGCATGAAATAGAAGTTGGGTTAGAGACTATTGCAAAGAGGCATTTAGCTATTTTAGGATACCCGCAAGCAGAAATTAACGCAATTAAAATTAAACTTCCTGATCCTTCCGATATGTTTACAAAGCGTAGGTTGGATGTGGACGAACAAAAGGTACGAGTGGTTCAAGCAGTTAAAGGGTTGATGTTATTCCCGGATGAATATCTCTATAAAGAGTATTTTGACATGACTGACAAAGATATAGAGATAATTAAAAAACAACTTAAAAAACAACAAGAAGAAGCAATGCAACAACAAATGGCAGCTAACCCAGCCATGGGGGGTGCGCCTATGCCAGCCGGGGGTGCTCCAATGCCCCCAACAGGGTCATTACCTCCTAATGGTATAGAAAGCCAAGAAAATGTACCCCCAACAGAAACACCAAAAGAAGCCATTGATAACTTAAATTACTACAAAAAATTAAAATTATTAGAAGAAAATGTAGACAAAGCCTTAGTTTTTGATAGAATTATTAAAAAATATAACACAAAATTAAAAAACAAGGATAAATAATAAGCTATATATAAATTGATAGGCTATAACCCTTTAGGAGCTTTTTATGTTTGATGGATTATTTGAAAATCGTAACCGTGTAGTTTCTGACTTGATTAAACTTGGCGATTATTTAGGCCGCTCTCTTAGAGAAAATGTGGCTATTTTTAAAATTGATGTCGAGGAGCAAAGTGTCTGTTATGTTACCGAATCTAATAAGGTCATAGCGGGAACTTATGTACTAGGGGAAAAAATAGCTTTAAATAATATCGTTATTGAAGATATAGATGATTTTGCCAATGAATCTAAATTTGATTCTGTTGTTGATGGCAAGATATCTTCT